ATGGACGAAGGGTTTGCCTCTACGAGCAGCCGGTTGGTCCGGTAAACGATACAGGAAAGATTGATGACTTTTAAACCTCCAAAATTACCGGGTGCTCGGAAGATTAAACTCAAAGCAGACCAGACCCCCTTGGAAAAAGTAACGGAGTCCAAGGGCAGTAGCTACGCTCGCAAAACACTGGGCTTCGTATGCGTCAAATTCGGCGGCGGGGCGGGAGGCCAACGCGCGTACCCAGACAGGCTGCATATTGTGTCGGGGTTCACCTACTACATCGAGTACAAGCGACTGGGCAAGAAAGCGACCGACAGTCAAAAACTGAAACACGAGGAGATGCGGCGGCACGGAGCGGTTGTGTACGTGGTAGACAGTGTTCCCGATGCCATCAAAATTCACCTCTACCACTATTTAGGGGGGAGAAATCACTCTCCAACCCATCCAAGGAGTTTACCCATCTATGACTAACACACTGCCCCGCTCGGAGATGACCCTGGAGCAAGAAACCGGCGTACAGCACCTAAAAACCCACGCGCACTCGAACCTTTGGTGGCCCATGGGTAAAGGCAAAACGGTGACTTTACTGACGGCCATCCGAGACCAGATATTTTCAGCGCACGTCTACGGGGCTTTAATTTTCGCCCCTGTTCGAGTGGTGCTTTTGGTGTATCTCCAAGAGGCCCAAAAATGGGAGCACCTGAAACATCTCAGGATTTCCATTGTTCGAGGAACTCCCGCGCAACGTGAACGGGCATTGATGGTCCGCGCAGATATTTACATCACTAATTTTGAAAACATGGCCTGGATCGCCGACACCCTTATCAGTAAGTACCTCAACCAGGGGCACTATCTGCCCTTCAACATGGTGGCTTTCGACGAGATGTCAAAACTGCGAAACTACTCCAGTAAGAGGGTTTCCGCTATGCTGCCTTTAATCCCCTACATCGAACGTCGTATGGGGATGACCGGGACTCCCGCTCCTAACGGGCTGGATGGTCTTTTTTCCCAGATGCTTTTAATCGACGGAGGGGCGCGATTGGGCACGGACAAAGGGGTATATCACCAGACGTACTTTGCTCCTCGCATGAACACACAATTTGAAAAGTATGATCCGACACCCGTGGGCAAAACACAGATTTTCCACGCGTTGTCTGACATAACCAGTGTTTTGGAGGCGGATAAATTCCCCACACAATTTAACGATGTGACGGTCCAATTGTCCACTAAGTTAATGAAGGAGTACGCGGACATGGAGAAAGACATGCTGCATGAGTTGGCTTCAGGGCATGTGTTAGAGGTTTTGAGTAAAGGGGTCTTGTTCGGCAAGACTTTACAGTTCGCAAACGGGGCGATGTACCTAGCTCCAGAATCCCCTGAGTGGGAAGAAGTGCATAAAGAGAAACTGGAAGCTCTGGATGAGATTGTTTATGGAACGGGTGACGCACCTTTACTACTAGCCTACTCCTTCCAGTCGGACATAGAACGAATTATCGACCGGTATGGCTCCGCAGTGGAACACCTCAGCGGGAAGTTGTCTGACGCAGACATGGTGGCGATGCAGGGGCGTTGGGATTTGGGTAAGATAAAGATCCTCGCAGGGCACCCCGCTTCCATAGGGCACGGGCTGAACTTTCAGCACGGGGGGCATCATATCGTTTGGTTTGGTGTTACGCCAGATTTGGAGCTATACAACCAGATGAACGCCAGGTTGCCTCGTAGGGGCCAGCAAAACGATGTGGTTATCCACCGAATACTGGCAAAAGATACCGTGGACACCTTAGTGGTGGATATGCTAGACCACAAAGCTGAGAGTGAACAAGAGCTTCTGGATTGCGTGAGGCGGTATGGCGGGGCCGCTATTTAGCTTTACTTCGACCGCCTTTGGACATTCCATGCCCCCGGTTTTTCTTCACTGAAGTGACTCGAAGGTTGCCAGGGGCGTTAGTCCCGCCTTTAGATAGCGGTTTTTTGTGGTCTACGTCTTTGCCCCGAACGGCTGCCGCGCCTTTCTTCTTTACCACTGCTGCGCGTGCGGCGTTACGCTTGGCTCTGCGTTTCTTCTGGGTAGGGGTTGCCTGATAGCCTTTGCCGTGTGCACGTATTTGAGCAGGCGTTCGGTGTGCCGTGGGAGATCGTTTGCCTTCAGCCATAATTTAATCCTCTATCAGTTGGGTTGTTTTGCCTATTCTTTCAATGGCTTTATCTTGGCGCTTCAAGGTTTCCTCACGCCACACTTGCATTGTGTGGTTTTGGTTGCCTTGATTCGCTAAAGATTGAGCGAGCAAAATTGGTTGCCATGCATGAGCGCACTTAGATTCCTGGAAGGGCTTTGCTGGGTCGTTGTGATTCCATAGATCAACAAGCAGGTTACACCTACTAGGCTTGTCGTCAATGTAAGTGATACATTTATGCCCATAAGGGCAAGTGCCTTCCGGCATTACGACTTCTGACATATCAACACCGTTGCGTATTGTGCTGTAATGGTTGAAGTTTCACCGTGGTTATGTGGGACTCCTGAACCTGACGAGCCTGTTGTGCTTGCTGCATTGAAGTTTCTGGGTAAGTCAGAACCACCGGCGTTACTGTTGGTACCACTTTCGGGGTTTGCTGTGTACGGGTGATCGTGTGGCCCGTTGTGGGCTTCAGTTAACGCGAAATCCCCCGTGGTGTGCTCGTGAGTGAATGGCTGCGTATCACCTCCAGTCCAGCCGCCGCCGCTAGTCCCCGCCATGAGCATAGACCAATCGGGAATTGGAACTTGAACCCATCCCACGGGGGCGGCTTGATAGAAAACCATCCTGGTTCCTGCGTCGAATTCTTTTGCGTTATCTGCGGTTGATTGGGCGGCATCGGCTGCGGCTTGTGCTGTCGCTGCATTTGCTACTCCAGTATTAGCAACACCTAAAACCGCAGCATCTTTAGAGTCAACCACTGCTTGGCTGTAGGTAAAGTCCTGCGCCGATTGAAGTGTTGCTGCATCTTTAGAATCCACCACTGCTTGGCTGTAGGTAAAGTCCTGCGCCGACTGAAGCGTTGCTGCATCTTTAGAATCCACCACTGCTTGGCTGTAGGTAAAGTCCTGCGCCGACTGAAGCGTTGCTGCATCTTTAGAATCCACCACCGCTTGCCCGTAGGCATCCAAATCCGGGATGTCCGAAGTGGTGTGTTGGTGGTTTAGTGCCGCTTTACCGGTAACGGCCACGTCATTGGCGGCTACGGCCTGCTCCAGTTTGTTTAGGTTAGCCTCATTGAGAGCAGGGGTGCGATTATTCTGCCACTGAGTTGGTGTGTATACCATTGTATTTTCCTCTTAACTCAAAACGCCAGCGTGCTTCAGTAGTGTCACTGAATCCGGCGGGGCTTGCGCTAACATGTCTGCCCACGCTGGCGAGATTTCCTTGGTTGCTCGAATAATATCATCTTTTGGCACTTGGTTCTCAGATAAATAGGCGGTTATTTTTTCTGGGTCATTTCCAGACAATACCGAAGACAGGTCCTCGCCAGAGTCGAGACCCTCTGTGTCGGGTACCGACAGCCCGTTTTCATCCAGCAACTGTTGCTGCCTCTTGGATTCGATTGAGTCCTCGAATTCCTGTTGCAGGTCTTGCATGTACTCTTCCCGGCCACTCAATCGGCCTTCGATGGTCTTTTGTAACTCTTCATCGGAGATAATCAAATGGATCTTACTGAGCATCCCATCAAAGAAGCGGTCTGAGGGAGTCCATATCGGGATTTCCCCGCTATCCAGTGCCGCCATGTCCGCTTTACTGATACCCTTGGATCGTATTATCTCATACGCATCTGCACTGAGGCCCGAGGCTTTCATCGCGCCTTTCATGGTTTTATCCGAGAGAACCCAATCTTTGTCTTTTTTGGACAAGCCCAGCTTCTCTGAAGCGCGTATGGCTGTCTGTAAGTCTTGGTGTGCCTTATAGACAATGGCGTTTGCGTTAATCCATGCACTGCGAATATCCGCTTCAGGGACATCGTTCATATCTTTGGCTGCGACCCGTTTCATCAACTGGGTGGCATCCCTTTTGGCATCCGACAGAGCATACGCTTTATAGAATAGCGCCACTTTAGGATTTACCGTTGTCATCCGGAAACCGAAGAACGACCAGATTTCGTCGGACAGAGAATATTGCTTGCCTGACCCAGAGATGTACTGTTCGGCACCTTTTGCCAGCCGGTCCTGTGATTTCAGGAATCCAGGCTTCATTCCGTCGAAGATGTGTTTGGTCGCAGGCCCTACCGTGGACCCCGGTGTTGGGTCTGTTTCATAGTAAATTTTTTGCCCCCACTCGTTGCGGTTGGTGCCTACCTCACGAAGCACCTTGAAGCCTGCCTCTTCTCCCAGAAAAGGAGTGACAAGCGACTTAGACGCTTCTGCCAACCGGGTGCCGAAAGGTTGGTCTCTGAGCAAAGCCATCAGTGGGCGGGTGTAGTAGTTATACGCATACGTGTTCGACACGTCCCAGTACCGCATGTTGCCTTCCTCATCTCGGGGCAAGAACATTAGGGTGGAGTTCTTCATCCATTCAGGACCGAGAACCCGAGCGGCCTCATCGTCCTCGTCGTCGTACCCCATCAGGTTTCGAGCGATAGTCACCATTGCCGCGAGACCCGCTGTCATGACGAAGATCCCTGTGGCTCGTTTGGCGGCGGGAATCTTCATGTCATTGGACCAGTCGTGCCCCACCTGTCTGACGATGTTAGGCGACGTTCGTAATACCTCCGCCGGGAAACTGACGAACATACCCATCCCAGGAAACCTGGCCAACGTTTTCGGGCCTCGGCCCACCATTGAATATGTTGGGTACGTGTTTCTAATTTGGTTTGCTGCGATGGGTGCAGCCTCTTCCCGAGTTAAACCTTTATATTTAATCAAGTCCGAAACCGTTGCCTCGAAACCGATAACTTTCCAAAAGTCGTCCCCAAACAAGTAAATGCCTTCAAAAACACCTTTAAATTTTCGGATTAAGGTGCGGCCTGCGTTAGACGCAATCGTTGCCGTGGATTCCCCTATTTCGTCATTAGCCAAAGAGTAAACCTTAGCGTCTCTAAACGTTTGTGCGACCTCCCCCGCTCGAACGCCGTCCCCAATCACCCGCAACCTTGATAACTCTTTCCGGTAATCTTTGGCTTCCTTCCCCCCAGCACCCAGCATAGACATACCCATCTTAACGGCGTGCTTAATTTTACTGGGGCGCAGGTGGCCGTTCATCAGGGCGAAACCGCCAGCGGATATGAAGTTTCGAGACGACGTGGGCGGGTTATACACCGTCATATTGATTTTGGCCAGTGAGTTAAATTGGACTAAGGCTCCTAAAATTCCGTCAAGGTCCACCGGTCTCATGTGCTCCGTGAAAGCCTCAGCTACCTCAGGAAAGGTGTAATACCCCGCAAGAGCACCGATGGACTGATTTTTCTCGCCCCCGAGAGAGGTGGTCGCTCCCGAAGGGCGGTCTTCGTCCTTGAACAGGAATTCCCCGACACCCATTTTCTCCACTTCATTGAAAAACTGTTTTGAGGTGGCGAGGTGTGCCACCTTTTCAACGGTGTGTGCGTAGTTGTACGCTGCGTCATGGTACTCACCTAGATATTCCCTGATTTCTACAGGGATGTCTTTTCGCCGAGTGAGGATGTGCTGCATATCTACGCCCATTTTCGGGGCCATAATCATAGACGCAACCGAGTCGCCCCCTCGAGCTTTGTCGGGTATCAGGTTTTCGAGGGCCTTACGCACCTCGTTTTCTAGTTTTTCCGCAGGCCACCCAGCGGCTTTGTCGTTGTGCTCCAGCATTTCGCTGCGAACAAAATCAGCCGCTGTTTTTTTCACTTTAGCTGGCATCTTCTTCAACCACAGACCCCCGTCCTCGTACATCCGGTATGATCGGAGCACGTACCTTCCGGCATTGTGCGTGATGGTATCGATGGTGCCAAGCTTACGGGCGATGTCAGCCGCTTCTTTATACAGGGTTCGAGGGTCCTCGGAGCTATCCATTAACTCAGAGACTTCCTTTTTTGTTCTCTCGTGGATCGCCTTCGGGGTTTTCCGGCGCTGCGGTTGGTCTTTGCCAGAGGCTTTTGCCTCGGAGTTGTGCGCGTCCACGGCTTCGCTGTTTTCTGCAATTAATCGAGCGCCGAGTACCGCTCGTCGCAGTGCGGGGGTTCCTGACTGAAGCCCCAACACCGCCTCCTCTCTCACTAAGTCCACGTACATCATCGACAGTTTATCTACGTGCTGCCTCATGGCGAGGAGGTGGACTTTGACTGAATCTGGAATTGATGGGTCCATGTCTGCCATGTCAGGCACCTTCAGCGCATCCGATAATTTTCGACGGGTCGCTTTGTCCAAAACAGACAGTTTACTTTTCAGGGTGTGTTTGTACGCACCCCTCACCGCTTTGTCAAAACCCTTTAACAGGAATTTCGCCTCCAAATCCTCAGCAACATTGTCACCCTGCCTCAGTGTATTTAATTGGTACACTTTTGCGTCCAAATTCCCTTCAGGGGTCAGCCACTTACGGCCCAACAGTTTAGCTTTTGTCCACAGGGCTTTGTCCCGAATCTGGTCGATGTCAGACATCCCAGCGGGTCTCTTGTACCAGTGGCGTCTTCGGTCGTCTTTAGCCTTGGAGTACAAAGCGCGTTCTCGCTTGAGGTGCGGGTTCGCCGGTTCTTTCTGTGCAATTGTTCTTCGTACCGCGAGGTCTAAATCCGCAGGAGAAATCCCTTTCAAAGGCATACCTACCGCCGCTAAACCTGCTTTTATTTTAGCCATAACGCGTTTGGCCCATGCAGCTAGGTGGGCGGGAAGTGTTGCCCCGCTGTTGAACTCCGAGACAACGTAGGCTGCGAATTCCTCCACCCTGTCCGCCTGCGGGGTGTTTTCTGGGATGCGGGACATCGCGGCATCAAACACCCGCTTGTAAGGCCCCTTCAGGTCCCCCCGTTCAATCTTGCTCATGATCACCGAGAACTCCCCTACCTCACCCACCATTTGGGCTTGCACGTCAGGGTTTTGCATAAACATTCGGTGGGTCATCTCGTGCAACAGCACGCTCTGCACCTGGTTTGGTTTCAGAGCATCAGCAACTAGATAGGTTTTTCCTGTTTCTGGGTCGTACACCCCCTGTGCATCCCCTGCGAGTTTCTTTGGCAAGTCTTTCGCGGACTGCACGATTACTATTTCACCGTTGTCTAGCAGTTTTTGCATCCCCTTTACCGCATTCACTTTTTCATGTACGTCAGTCACCGTGCTGCGGCCAGGTGCGGCTGGCTTACGGCCTACGGTTTTCGGTTTGTCCGAAGGTGCGGGTTTCGCGGAGGGCTTGCTCTTTTTCAAAAAAGGGTCAAGGTCTACCACTTTATCCCCAGCGGAGACTCGCTCTCTGGTTTTATTCAACTGGCCTTTTGCCGGTTTGGTGAGGTCGCCCTTAGCCACCCACTCCTTCAGTTGGTCAGTAGTAACTTCGGTGGTCGCGCCACGGCCTTTCCAGTCTGGGGCATAGTTGGAGTCGTAGATCTTCTCGGCTTCCACCTGGGACTCAGCACCTAAGATAACCTTATGCTCGTCGAACCCTTTGCCGTTTTCGTTTTTCTGGTCAACGATAAATGCTTTATTGCTCTGCTCTTTAGGCCCGATGAAAACGTCCACTGCGTCCCCGTCAGCCCCTTTGCTCCGCTTAACGTACCCATAGTGGTGCTGCATCGTGGTCTCCCACGGCTTCCCTTTTGTGTCAACCCCTGATCGGGTAGATCCTTTAGGGTTCTCCACTGCGATGTCGAGACCAAAAGCCTTCACGTCACCTTTTTTGTAGTTTCCCGCTTCTATTTGAGCTTCGGAAGGCTGCGGTTTGGCGTTTGTAGGGCTAGTCGCCGCTTCGTGTGCTGCAATATCTATGGGGGTTTTAACGTCTAAACTCTTGTCAAGTTTTTTAGGTTTAGACGTAGTTTTAGACAAGTCGATTGGTTCTTCACCCCGAGCCGAATAAACGGCGTTCGCTATTCTCTCGACAGATGTCAGGATTTCACTGTCGGCAGCGATTTTTTTTCCTGAATCGTGAGTGAACGAAGCCATTAGCGCGGGGTTTTCTCCAGTCCCACCCCAGTAAAATTTAGCGTAAACCCTATCTAGCGAAGTACCTGCGGGGGATTTTGCTTTTCTGGAATCGAAAAAGTTGTATAGATCTGTCAGAGTTTGCGGGACAGAGGTTCCTAAACCTCTCAGGTTCTTCATCGCGAAAGGGTAGGAATCCCTCACACCCATCACCTTTAACGCCGCTGTCGCGAGGGGTTCCGGCAACCCCGAATCCTTAACAACACGTCTTTTGAATTCGGCGAGTTCTTTGTCGCCGATACCATTTAGTTTGTCCTGTAACGAAGATAGCCGGTCTAAATCTGAGGTATCGTACCCCTCAGGCAGTTGGTGAGGTTTGCCTAAAGCTTGGGCAACGTCGTAGTTCAAGTTCTCCGTAATAAAGCCATCCCCATATTTTCTCTCCAATGCGTCTGTCAGATCGTCTATTTCCTGTTGAACTTCGTCATAGGTCGCTTTATCCGTAACCGGTGCAGTTTCAGGGGCAGCCTCTCCCCTAATATCCGAAACTGGCGCGTACTGCCCTCTCACTATTTCTCTTTCTAAATCAGCCATCACGGTGGATTGGAAACTCCCCCCCTCGGCACCTTGGGTTCGCTCGGACAAAGCTTCGTCTACCGTCCGGTGCTCTACAGTCCCGCCTTCCCCCGCTAAAACTCCTGCGGCGTTAACGACTTCAGGACGACCGTCTGTGGCGGTATCTGTAACCACCACCCCTTCAGAATTTCGGGCTGTCACCACTTGGTCAGTCATCGGTTTTTCATCAATGCCTAAACCAAGGGCTTCACCCATTTTGTTATTCTTTGCCGCTTCAAGGGTCTGCTCATCTCGGTAGATGAGTTGCCCTCGGCCAGGAATCTCTTCGACTTTAGCCCCTTCAGGAATCACAGGCATCGGCTCCCCTTCAGTGATTAACACTGCGGGTTTGCGCCCAGATTCAAACGCGTCCATTTGGGCGGCTAAAGATTCAGCGTTCTCGGGAGTGAGGTTTTCTTTTTGTGCGGCGGCCACTGCTTCAGGAAACTCTTCGTTAAGGCCGAAAGACGTGGTATCGGGCACCGGTTCACCTTTAGGCGGTGCCGTGTCTTGGGCCACCTCGGAAACAGCGTCCCGTATATACTCTGAAAGGTAAACATCTACCTCTGACCGAGCAACATCAGACCCTCCTTCCTCAGCTAACACTGAGTCTATCCGAGCAAGCACTCCATCCTCGGAGGCCATGGCCTTAATCGCTTCAACAACCGCTTGCTGTTGGGCGGGGTCTTGGATTTCTTTCACCGCAGGGTGGTTCTCCACAACGGAAGAAACCCTTGACTCCCTTTCAGAGGGTGGGGTGTCTCCTTCAGGAGGGGTTGACGCGCCTTTTTTCGCAGCGTACACCTCTGCCGCCGTAGTGATGCTGCCACCCATCAAGGCTCCTGCCGCGAACTCCTCAACCGCTCCGGCTTTCCACTCCGCCCAGTCGATGGGGGCACCTGTGGCGGAGGACGCAGCCGCTTCAGATATGGCGCTTTGTACGATTTCCGTCGTCCCTTCCATTGTCATGTTCAAGGGCACTTCGGTTGCGAGTCGTTTACTGAGTGCTTTTTTGACCACTTCCTCAGCGATGTCTGTCCCCAGCTTCTTGACTAGAAAAGACCCCATTTTCCCTGGAAATGCTGAGTCTAGGGCCGCGATTGTGGCTCCCGCGCCGAAAACAAGGGAGGGGGCTGAGGCTTCAGGGTCTTTCTCTTTGATTTTCTGTTGGACCTCTCCCGCGCCCAGCACCAGTGACGGCACTAAAGCCCCTACGACACCGCCCACTGTGGCTCCAATCGGGCCAAGAGGTGCGCCCACTACGGCTCCAGCTCCAGCACCAGCTAAAGATGGGGCCATTAGGGGTGCCTGAGACACGAATGTTTCTTTGGCCCACGTAGCGTAGTCTCCTGCGGAGTTTGCGTCTGAGAAGGATTGGGATGGGGGATTTTCCGCCGCTTCGTCGATGTTGCGTTCACGCCCCTCACGTCCGAAATCGGTGAGACCTTCTAACTCAAGTCCCTCTCCCGCCGCTTCGAGTGCGGAATACCCGAACCCCTGTAACTGGTCTACCCCCCGTGCGAAATGACCCCCTAAAGAGGTTTCGTTATCCGAACCCGCCAGAACGGGGTCAGGCTCTTCTTCGAGTTGGGGTTCTAATTCCGTAGGCGTGAGTGGGTCTGCTTCGGGCAACGTCCCCCAAATCTCATCGGCAAAACTGCTCCCTCCAGAGGTTTGCGTTTCAGGTGGGGAGTCGTCGCTGGGTAGCGAACCCCAGATTTCATCTGCAAAAGACTTGTCCCCCATCTATTGAGTTTTCCGGGCCGCTTGGAGTTCTTTTTTCTGGGCCAAGGATAGCCCAGCCACCCGTCTCCTCAGAGCATCTTGCTGCTCTTTAGGCAGCGAATCCCCTTCGGAGATCATCGCAGACAGCGTGGCCATATCAGCAGTTTCCGCTTTATGTGTGAACGCATACCCTGTCGGGAAAACCCCGTTATCCACATAAGTTTGCCGGACACCATCCATCACGTTGGCCGTTTTCTCGTCTTCAGTTGCCCCAGGCATGTAGTCTCTCCACTCCCGACCGCTCCTGTTGGATTTCATGTCATTTATCTTAGCGAGACCGTCTTTCACCACCCCTCGGTTCGCCGTGGAAATCGCTTTTTGTTCTGCCGAAGTTCCGCCCGAACCATACCGGACATCGTGACGACGACTAACTTCTTTAGCCACCGTGGTGTCGTCCCAGTCAGGGTTTTCAAGACTCACCAAGTTCCATTGAGCCAAGGTCTCTTTATCAAAACGGCTACCCGCAGCTCCTCCAAGCTTTTTAGCTTGGGCCTGTTGGCTTAATTTATGGGCGTGGCGAACTCCTTCCAGTGAAATGTTGTACCCGTGTTTCTCCGCAGCTTCTTCCATCTTCAGAAAATGCTTACGTTTATCCGTGTCTATCGTGTCTAGCACCTTCCGGCGTTCGGCCGCAACGGCCACTTTTTGGCTTCGGTTAATGTTCCGAATTTCTTTGTTTTCAACTCGGCCCTCTTTAGCTATGTCGCGCTCCGCTTTGAGGTCTTCGGCCGCTGCCGTCTCTTTGGACCTGCGCTCTTTCTCGGCTTTCATGTCCCAGTCGTCGAGGGTGGCTTGCCCAGCGGCCCCCAACACCCCGAGTAGCCCCTGTTGCGCGGCTCCTTGCTGACCCCCGAGGGACATCATGTTCAATCCCAGCCGAAGGAGAAGGGACGACTTTTCGTCCTCGCCCATCTCCGACCAGTTGAATTGTGGTGTGTCTGTAGCGGCTTCCAATTTATCTTTTAGGGTTTCCAAAATACCTTTCCGGTCTTCTTCCGCCATGTAGGGTTCTAGGGCGGCGGTTGGTCGTTCCAGTGTTTTACCCATAACTTGTTGTGCAGCGCCCATGTTCCGCGATGCTGCGTCCATGTTGGTGGATCCGTCAGGGTTCGCGTCTGGCTCATAGGCAATCTGGTTGTTTTTAGCCGTGTCGGAAATCAGGGACTCAGTGGCTTTTTTTATCTTAGCCATTTTATCCCGGTCTTCCGGTGTAATGTCGGGACCTACCGCCTCCGCAGGCACCGCCTCAAAAGCCGAAGCCTCCTCCGGTCTCGGTACCGGGGGTTGGGGGGCTACTGGCGCTACAGGCGGAACCCCTCCTATGGGAAAGGACCCAGGTAGCACTTCAAACGTTGGAGTGTCTAGGGACGCAGGGTGCGTCTGCACCTCCGGTGGTGTTCTTGTGTCAAAGGGTGCTCGTAGGTCCATGGGCGTTACCGTGCGTAGAGGAAATCGGGTCCCGCGTAGGGTCGTTGCGGGTATATTAATTGGGCGTAGTAATCTTGTGACGATTGGTACGGTACGTGTTCCTGCCTAAATGAGTGGAACGCTTGATTGATGCTGGCCAACTGTTGCGGACTAAAAGGGGCTGCTGTATTTTCGTCAGGGGCATTCCAAGTATCCGGTATCCCATTACTGACGACAGGGTTTTGCACCTGTTGCGATCTTTGTTGCCGTATCTGGTCCATCACATTCTGGGTGTTTATCTTAGGCGCTGGTTGAACCTGCCCCCTGACGGGTGCAGCCCCTTGCAAATTAGCGAAAGGCCCCGGTATAGGGGCTTGCTGTTGGTAAGGAAGCGGTTGCGCTTGCTGCGACGGCTGAGGAGGAAGGCCCGGCATCCCTACATCCTGAGGGGGCGGAGCCTTCGATAAGTCCATCCCACTAAAAGGTGATTGCTCAGTCATGCCTATGTCCTCTTACAATTTGAATATACTTGACGCGGCGGAGGCCAACCCCGCCACTTGAGATAGTGCGCTCGACCCACCCCCCTTAGTTGATGTCGTCTTAGTTCCCTCATTGGGTGCGGAACCTAATACCTGAGAGTAGTAATTCAGCCCTCGGGACAACCAATCCCTCTCTTCAAGGAAATCACTGTACCCCAAGTCTGCCGTTCGTTGGTTTTGTTCTTGGTCCACACTTCCTGCGGCAAACAGCCTTCCGATGTCGGCACCACTTAAAGTGCTCCCTGTGTTTGCGATACTCAAATCTGTACCCGCCAAGTCTCGTAAGTCTCCACTTACCGCACGCATTCGGTCAAGCTCCCCTGAACGGATGCCTTCGTTAACTTTCGCGGTTTCTAAGGCTCTATTGGAATCTAAGTTGAATGCGTCTAACGCAGACGCATAGGCATCTTTATACCCTCCAGCGTACAGGTCATTCATCCCCTGAATCATGTTCTCCCCTCGGATACCTTCGAGGACAGCGGACCGGCTACCCCGCATGGCTCCTTGGGAGGCTGCTGAGGCATTATCCTTGTTGACGGTGACATCGTGCTCGTCCCGCATCTCACGGGCCGCAGGCTCCAACGCACCTTCGATGTACGGGTTCATGTACTTGTTCGCTTGTTCCGTATCCCACATGGCAGGCGCATAGCTGCGATTGGGGTCTGTGTATGCCAGCACTTGGTTTTCTATGCCGTATGCAGCCCCAGTGCCGTCTGATGCTCGGTTAATGTTGTCCTGGTACGCACCTGAAGAATCTAAGGTTCGCTCGAAGGCCAAGTCGGTCATGGGGGAGGTCCCCGCGACTCTGGTTCCTGGGTACTTTAAGTATTCTTGGTCGGCTAACTCTCCCGCGATTCCCGCTGCGGCTTTACCTGCGTTCGATATGTATGCGGGGACTGAGTTAGTGGTGGTCTGCGTCGGACTCTTTTTAGACCCAAATAAACTACCCATGTGAACCCTCCTGCTCCTCAAACCCGAAAGCAAGGGTGCCCCCTAAGTACACCCCACCCTTTATCTGGTAAAAACGGTCTATCCTGTCAGGGGAGGCCCCGCTAACGATATTCATAAACAAGGGTACTCGAAAATCAGCGGCCATGGCCTGAGCCTCCTTCATTAATCTGTCGCCGACACCGAGTTTTCTCTGGCCATTGGGCACGTAAAAGAAACTATCTTTCAACACCTTCTTATAGGGATTCCACGGAAATACGTCTACTGTCACTCCGAGGACACCTAAAATCCGGCCCCCCTTCACTGCTAAAAATACTTTCCCGTTAACGATTGTGTCTAGCACCCACTGGCATAGACTATTTTTATCTACCTCAGGGTATGCGATACCTGCGGAGGGGATCCATTCTTCTAGCAATTTTGCGATGTTAGCCACGTCATACGCCGTAGCCTCTTGAATACTGGCGGCGGTGTCCTTCGTCGGCGCTGGGTGCGTCATCGGATAATTCCTCTTGTCTTCATGTCCGAAATGAGGGTGCCTAAGCAATCCCGCACTTCGTCGGTTGTGGCTGAACTAGCATCCATTGTAGTGGATCTGGTTAGGTTTGCAACATCCCAAAACTCCTTACCTGATGGTTGCTCCGCCGAAGCTAGTCGCCGGTTAAGTAGGTCCACCATAGAATTCAACTGGCGCAACAACTCAACTGGCTCGACAGACGTTATCCTGGGCAGTTGCTCTCCGCGAGACATTACCTTCGCCCATCCCGGTGCCCATCAATCTGGATAGGCCCCATGCGCCAGAATCCGTTGCTGCCCAAACCCTCAATCCGTAAGCTTATTTGTCGTGCTCGCAATCTCGTGGAGTACCTCTGGGTTTTGGCCGTCACCGTGAAAGGAGGCTTCGATGTTGTTCCCCCGTGGGGCCGTTTTTTACCGGAGAAAGTCATCCTGACAGACCCTTCCAGTTTTTCAAAGTCAGGGACAACCCCGTTGACCCGAAGAACTTCATCTTGCCCAGGCGTGGAGATGTCTAAGTCGTAACTTTCCAAGAACTCGCCCATGGGGGCACCTCCCGCGTCATTTCCTAACTCATGGATATACACGGTGCCGTCTTTGGTCACTGCGTAGGGCCGGTTGAACGCCGTATCTTCTCCATCCCAAGCCGTGCGATCCATCTCCCCCAAGGACCAAGTGCCTTTTATCGCATCAAATAATACATAGCGGTCTACCTCCGAAGAGTTAGCGGACGGGTAAAACCACCACACCTCGTCGAACGCTCGATTCACCCCAGAGAATATCTTGTGAGACATCGAATAGTTCAAGTTCTCGAAAACGCGAGACCACACAGCACAGTCAAAGACCTTCAGTGACCCGTCATACATATAGAAATTACGAAGCCCCATCCAGTAAGCGACACCCCGATAATCCTGTAACGAATTTCGAGACGCGATTTCAGACGCACCTAACGCGGTCATCCCGTACGTCAAAGGCGGCCCTGTTGGGAACATTCTGTACCCGTGGGTGTCGGTGGCTATAATCACATTTGCGCCCACCACTTTCCCAGAGATAATGCGATTCCCCTCCTGTAGGGGTATGCTACCCGCTGTGTTTACGGCAGTAGGTTGCCAGTCTTCGTAATTGCCTTGGTCTGCCCACCTAACCAACAGCGGATCGTGGTCTGTGCTACCGAAAGGCTCACAGCCTAATGCGATTAAATGCTCATCTTCCGAACTTACGACAACGAACCCCACTTTCTCGGGGGAATTAGGTATCTGGGTAGCCGGTGCTCCGACCCCATCTGTGGTGGGGGACCACACGTAGATCTTCCCGCCGGGGGTGTTCGCAATGAGATTCTCCCCCCACACCGCTAAAGACCATCCTCCGTTATCGGGCACGGCACCTACGGGTCTTGGTGTCAGTGACGGGTTAATCCCGCGACCCCAAGCACCTTTGTTGTACGCAGCGGTTCCATACCCCAAACCGTACACGGGGTACACCGCTCCGCCACCGGTTCCTGAAGCCGAAGCCTCCACCGCCACCTGGAGGGTGAAGGAGTTCACATCTGGTACTGTTAAAATTGTGTGGGTTTGGTTGAGTAGAGACCCAGGGACACCATTGCACTCTAAAGCCCCTTTGAACTTCGCACTTCCACCCACAAGCAGTCCATGCCCCACCCACGTTACTGTGACCACATTGCTGCCCGACGTGGTGGTGAACGGGTCAGTCAACGTTCCGAGGGTGAGCGCCCGAACGTCTGCGGGAGTTATGTCATGGAAGGATTTATCCGCGTCATTGGGTTTCTGGATATACAAACCGGTGTCTGTCCCATACGCGATATATATCGTGTCGTCTAAGGACAACCACTGCCTGGTTTCTCGACAGGCTCCCGGCACAACATCTGATTCAGCTAAAGCACTCCACCCCCCGAGTTTCTCTGGGTAGTCATAGTGGAACCGAACCCGATTGGCATCCTTCCACCGGCCCTTCCCATCTCGGTCCGTTGTCTCGGTAAATACTCCTTGGTCGATACTTAGTGGCTGGGTAGGCATTTAAGCAACTCGTCTCCATCCGTATACGGAAAACCCGCCAACGGCTAAACCCATATCAGTAGGGGCTGCATCCCACACCCCAACGCCAATCAAGGCTGCCGGACTTATCTCGTCATCTGAGTGGAAGTATATGGACCCAACAGGCCACATAAGTTCTTGGAAGGATACCGTACCGGGGTGGTAGGTGTCATCCCACAAACGGCTACCGTCGGTGTACACCCCGCCGCCGTACCCAACAAAATCCATTCGGGCTGTAGGGGTAGCCACAGGAGCCATCATGCGTGCGAAACCAGGAACGCCGGGGACATCTTTACCATACAGCGTCAATGCCGACGCGTTAGTGGTAGACGTTCCGCCTGCGATCTCTAGCTGGCAAATGTCATCGCCCACTTCGTTCCAAGGGGTGTCTGACGCTGCGGATATATTACCCCTGAGAGTGATACTCGCAATTCCTGATTCTGAGTGTAAGGAAACACCGTTCCCCGCCACCGTGGTTTTGGCAGACACCTCCCCCTGAGTGAACAGCCCTCCACTTGTTTCAAGGGAGTCGCTATCTGGGTCTAAATCCGGCGTGCTGGGCAGGACATCCACCCCAGTGCATATTATCGTTTTCAGGTGCCCCTGTTTTACCGCTGTGTCTACCCCCGCGCCCGTGCTAATCGTCAGGGGGAAACTCCCTGTAGTGTCATTGTAAACTACGTACACCTTTGCGGTCGCAGGGATTAGGATTCTCCGAGCCGCCGTGATGTCCCCTGTGAGGTGGAGTACCGCGTAGCGGGACTCGTCTTCCAGCCCGTTCGCAGTGGTTAGGAGTAAATCCCCCGAACCCGTTACACTCTTAACCAAGGTGCCTGCGATAGCGTTCTCCAGTAGCGCGTGCTTGGCGTTCTGCCGCACCCCCCACGAGTCTACGTTTTCATCGTCGGCTTGCTGTTCTAGTCTGAGTAAAGTGGAATATGTACTAGGCATAGGGGTTATGTCTCTCTGTGGAAGGCTTCGTTGGGTGTCCCTGGGGGGAACTTAATCGTGAATTTCTCAGATGAGGATGTTATCTCGCCACCTAAGTCCAACACGCAAATAGCACGGTCCGCTTTCGACGAGTTGTACACCATCGCGTGGGTCGCAGTAATGGTCGAATCCGGCCACTCTACGTCAGCGAAAGAGACTATTGCCACTCCATCTTCCACTTCTCCATTTTTTAAGGTGGTCAAGGCGAGACCCCCCTCGGTGTACCCCTCCGCAGAAACCTCGCCTACCGAGGTGTAGAATTCCTCATCCGACGTTTTCTCTTGAGTGAACAAGGCGATCTTGAATACATCAATCCTGAAATCATGCACGCCCCACAATTTGTCCCGTTTAAAAGTATTAGTCTGCATAGGGGTTTACGCGCTCTCCTGCGTGGCCATCAAACTGGTGGACAACCCACGAGCGTAGTCTTTCCGGTGTTGTGGTTTTATCTGTTTTACCGACGGCCTTAGTATGTTTATGTACTCCACGTCTCGCGTTTGCTCCATCTCGGTGTTTTTATTAAACCGTTCGCATTCCACCAAGCACGCGGCGAACAGTAGGTCTCCAAAATGAGTGCTCACCCAAGTAGTCTGCGTTTCAAGACTCAAGGTCTCTGGAACTACGACACCCCTGACCGTTAATATCGCTGCGGATTCTGCGGGGTACAGGAAATCATTTGGCTGTTTCACTTCCGAAGGAAACGGGCTTCCTATCCCCGCCGCAGGCACGGGTGCTACGGATATTTTGGTCTCTGATGTTTCTGCATAATATCGTGGGATCCCACTCGAAGTTTGACTTTGGAGAACCCGCAATACGGAGATTGCTCGCTCTTCCAAAAGAGCACCTTCATACAGAACGTCTCGTACTGTCGCCATCCGGTCAGGTTTAGTTGCGCTCCCCGCTGAGTCAAACTGCACTACGAATTCCTCATCCCGCATCTCCAAGTCTAAATCTCGGTGGACACGTAGCTCCCCTAGCTGGATGATATTAGGTATCTGGGATAGGAAATCCACGTCGCCGTCTTCCAAGTAGCTTTGCAACCTGGCAGACATCGAACTATAACTAAATTGGAATGTTTGTGTCACCATGCACTAGACCTCCGGCCCATATAAGAAAATCCCGCTCGAGTCTACCAGTTTAACTCCTTGGTCATCAACCAAAAACTGGAACCCTTGGGGCGCTTCGAGAAGGGAAACCCCCTCGGCCACCACCCCCGCGATTACCGTAGCGCCCTCGGACATCGAAAGAATAGCGGGTCCTACCCCAAATTCAGGAACCGGGAGAACCACGGACACCCCGAATGCGTCAGTATCCCCCGTTCCACGCTCCAGCCCTTGCGGGTCCGATACATCAGTGAGGGGGGTTTCTTGAGGGTGCTTAGGGTCATAGGTGTCTTTCGCGACTTTCATGCCGGGGTATTGCCCATCCGACACCATGTCGCGGTATGGCTTTCTCAGACCATCGCGTTGGTCATGGAACCACGCCCGTTTCCCACGGGCGAACCGATCCGTCACCCTCTTCTCCCCCTAACACGAGGTCGGGAGATGCCCATCACGGTTTTTGACCTTTCTGAAGTGGCCATTCGTGCTTCTCGCTCAGACCTTTTCTCTGAGGCAAGGCAGATAGGCAAAGCCTTATCATTGTACTTCTGGGCTAATTTGACAGATAGCATGTCTGCGAGAGCATCCTGCCAAGCCAAGGGCACCTCGGGGTGCTTGTCGAAGCTACTGGCGGTTGCTGCGTACTTCATGACGTTCACCACTATCGACTGACCTGCTGTAGCTGGCACCTGCCATAAGTGGCCAACCGGCGCATCCACGCTGGATCGGTCAACCCAAATTCGATCTGGACGAGAACCTTGTTGGTCTTTATCAGGTATGTTCAGGTAGTCCTCCCGTCCCATGAAGCCCATCGGAGTGTCATACCCGTTAGCGTCTCGACTCACGATACTGATAACGTCGATAACGCCCTCTGAGAACTCTACGGTTTTTTGTCCGGCTTCCAGTGTGAAAGTAAGGTCTTCAACCAGCCACAACTGGGGGTACCGCATGGAAATCCTTATAAGGATATAGTTGAGGGACCGTCTGGCTGATTGAAGATGTCTGCTGGTGATGGACGCAGGGTCCACTTGTGCTCGCTCAAAAGCCTCGTCTATCGTTTCGATTAAGTCCGGGCGGAAAGAAACACCGGCCAACACGTCGGCTGTCATTGCGGGTCTCCCCCCTCACACCCCATACGGGTGTATAGGTTCTGGTACGACCGCATCCAGCTATTTCTAACATGGGCGTACTCCAGGAGTTTCTCGGTGTCTCGAAACCCCTCACCGGCGGGTTCTTGTTGGGCCAAATGCGTCTCTGCGCCGCGCAGTAGCCTTTCAGAAACCACGCCTTGTGGTATCGGCGCAACCTCACAAAAGGGATCCACGACGGGCGTGGGTTCTGGGCACAGTGAAGCGCACCCACTAATAAAGGTCACACTAATCCATAGGAGTATATTTTTGGTCCAGTTCATCTTTTCGGGCTTCCGTCAATGTCTCGTTAATCGCGTCTTGCGCGACTCGTTTGCGGCGTTTCAACTGCTCAACCTGCCTCACCCTTTCCTCGTCAGCCCCTGCTTTTTTCAAGCGTGCATCGTTGATAAACTTCAGGACCCGACTAACGGCAGTCACGAGAGTTTTGACGAGGGTTTTGAGTCCCAGCACGTTTAGGCTTTTGTGCGTGCTTTCGGTTTAGCCACGACCTTCAGAGCTTTTGCGTCAGCGGCAACCTGCGCCTTAACTGCCATCAACTCTAATTGGGCGACCTCTTTCTGCAAGGCAGCCACCTGGACATCGGCGGCAGCATTCGCTGTCGCAGTCTTAACGCTCGTTCGGTCTCCGGTGTACTTCATAGAGATGCCGGTAACTGACGCGATAATGGCCACCACGAGGGTCGTAAATAGAACTGGGTCCAAGTCCACCCCAATCTGGGTTTTGATCCAAGCGACTGCGGGGATCGCTAAGGCCGAAATCACTGCTGCCAAGACGGACCCGAGGGCTTCACTTGTAGATTTACCTGGTTTCACTTCGATTGGGATTACAGTAGCCATTCGTTTATCTCCTAAATTTGAGTTCTAAAGCACGCATTTTACGCGCATATTTGTTTAGTTTGTACCCTTTACCGTTATAACGCAACGCAAACCGGTCAAAATCCCCTTCTCGGAGTGGCCCGATCAGTTTGTTCGTGGTGATAAACCCCACAAAACTTCGTAAGTGCCCTAGTTCAGACCGAAACATGTCATTGATGAATTTTTGTAAACTCGGGTACTTGCACACCTTCCAGTTAAACCCCATCACCTGGAACTTCCCCCAAGAGGCGGACATCAACGCCGCTTCTCGGTCTAAAGCTACCGCTTCCTCTAATCTGGCGTATTGGTCCATCCTATAGTATTTCCGCGTCCATCCTCGGTGAGACACAACAGGGTTGGTCCTCGAAAACTTCCCTTTAGTGAATTTGTGGAATTTATGGCCCTCAAACAAAATCTTGGGCCTACCATCCGGCAAAAACCCGAAACCTCGGGACTCGACCTCCGCAACGGCTTTCAGGTGACTCAACGGCACCTTGATTTGATTTGCGACCGCCTGAAGCTGGTCGTCCGATAATCTGGCTTTCCGTCCCATTGCTTTTCTACCCGTCCAGTGTTGTTAGTTTTGTGGTGAATCTCAGTATCGAGGCTGAGTGGTCTGCCAAAACTTCCGTGTCCCACTTACCCAAAGGTCTTTCGCGCTTAAATCCCCACCCCATGTAAGGTTGATAGCCAAGCATCGTAGTCACTAACTTTCGTGCTCTCCAAGTCGCTTTCAGGTCTGGTATCCGTACAACCCGCAGCACTGCTGCGAAATTCCAATAAAGTTTCTCGTCACAAACCGCTATCGCAAAAAGCCATCCTGTCCGGCCAGTGGACTTATTAATGTATTGGTCTCCCCAAAGACGATACTCGGGATTTACTAATTTGGGGTCCACGTAGGCGCGGCGAAATCCATACGCCTTGTTTCTCAACAGCCACCCGCGCATTTGCTGTTCTTTACTTTTCCAGTTTTTTTCTTTATACCAGAAAGGCTCGCCTAAAGCCCCGTAAGGCTCTGGGTTATCCCACCATTTGGCCCAAGAGGGAAGTTCCCACACCTCGAAACCGTCAAAAGACCTTCCCGTATTGTAGGAAGTCTTAACAGCTAAAGGTACTATTAGGTAGGCTAAAAGGTCTATCGGGGTCTGCACAGCTAAACCGCCGACCCACCGAAGGGCGGACGACAAGGCCATGCCTGCTCCAACTCTCACGGGAAAAGGTGCCCCATCAACTCCCTAACGGATCCCTCAGTCAACATCTGAAACTCCATTACGCTACACTCACCTGTTTCGTCTCTCGGCTTACTCTTGAACCTCACCTTCATTGCGGGTTGTGTGCCTTCGTCGTGGTTGAGGAAATTAACGCTTTCAGCGATAGACATGTATCTCATGGGCGGGGTTTCCAACCGAACCTCGGTCTCCCAGGAACCTTTGTTACTCAGTTTTTTGGGTTTCTTTATAAATTCAACGCCCAAAGGAAGTAATTCTTTGAAATTAGCTATCTCCATCTGGTCTAAGTCTCCTCTCTCTCATCAGGGAATTTATGGCTTCACTGGCTACAGTGTATCACAGCCCCACCAACATCTCCACGCAGGTCATTCCCCGTCATAGCTATTTATTGACGCTCTTTCCGTTGGCGATATTTCTCGATACAAAATTCCGGCCCATTGGATATCGACCTTGGCGTTTTCTGTTCCTAACTGGCCTTGGAAAAAATAAAGGTCGGTTGCTGAGGTATTAACGTCTGTTTTGGTGCCTGTATCACGCGCTATCTGAGCACCATCTTGATACAACGTAATAGTACCGTTATTCGCTTCTTGCATTTCCATAACGATTGTCGTAAACCCATCGTCAGAATCAACCGCACTATCTACATCAAACCCATGACCTAAGTACCCTATAACATTGGTCGTTGCTCTTTGTCCTAAGTAACGCATTTGCCTACTTGATTGAAGCCCGTAACCTAATATTTCTCGCCATGTTGTTTGCGAGGCATAAGTTCTTATTCTAGCGAACATCGTTGTGCTGTGATCTGAGCCTAGTTTAGCGCCGCCATTGGGACAGTATAAATGTCGATCGAACTCATCACCTTCTAAGTGATACTTGCCTCCCTCTAACCTTAATATTGGTCGTGTTGCGGTTGATTGTGTAGTACCGTGATTACCGTTGCCAGATAAGTCATCAAAGCTACCCACTACAGTATCAACCGCTGGGGCCGTGACTCTGCTTAAATCCTGATAAATGCTCCCTAGATTATTAGCGTTTAAGAATGCGCCATCATCAGTAACCCCATCGTACAAGTCTGCTGGTGTCCATACGCTTGCAGGAGCATGTCTTGCTTTCCTCATACTTGGAAGAATAATCATGCGCCATAGACCTCTGGCGCTGAACCCGCATTGCTTTCTACATAGGCAGACAATGCGCCGTATTGATCTGCGATTGTTGATATGCCCCGAACATTCCCGCCGCTTGATGCTAACGTGACTGCACCAGCACCCTTTCGATAGATGATTAAATTAAAATCTTTAGGTGCTGCGGCATGGATTGTGATAGTCACTGCACTGGCACTATTCACGAAAATAGGTCTACCTGAATCTGAATTTACCGTTGTATAGTTGGCTGTTTTCTCGACAGAGCTGCCTAGAAAGTTTTCAATCTTTTTCTGGTTGCCGTCAAGATTTCCGCCTAATTGTGGTGTTGTATCTGCCACAACCTCTTGAACTCCTCCATCAGCTCCATCCGTCCCTTCCAAGGAAGCCAACCACTGCGACTCGTTCCCGATAAACCCTTCGGAAACCGCAACCTCGTAGGCTGAATCCCCTTCGATACCCGCGTCTCCTGCCTGTAGGGCTGTAGCGATTAACGCTCTCTCTCCGGCGGTTAACAACAACTGCGTCTCACCTTCAGTCAGGTCGTCGCTATCTCCGGTCCAAGCCGCCGTTGCAGCTAATCTTGATTCCTCTGCCATATCCTAAATACCTCTATATCCTCGGGCTAATCCCCCACCGCCTCTTGAAATTCTCTTTTCTTCAAACTCATCTCTTTTAGCTTCCAGTCGTTCGGCCACAATCTAGCCCACACCTGGTGATCCGTTTCAAGCATAAATTCAATTGTCACTTGACTGGCTTTAATTTCACCCTCTACTGCCGATAATCGCTTGTCTACCGTGTACATTATCCCGATAACCGTTGTCAGTAAAATACCCGCACTCTTAATCAAGTTAAGGTATCCGGTCAGCCTACTTACCGCCTGTGTGTTATCGCCGCTCACGGTAAAAACCAAAGCAATCCTACGGTGAAGATTACAATCTCAAGCACCGAGACAACATAGAACTGGTCGCGGTCTTGCTTCAGCCGCTCCGCGCTTCGTCTTTCCGTACCTTTGTAGATATTCATGCTTCCTCCCATGAGTTTAATTCTCTACACATACCCGGCTTTAGGTGTTCAGGCATAACAACAACTTTCACCGCATCGCCATCAGGCGTAATCACCTGAACAACGCCCTGAATCGACACGCAACACGCGCCGCGCTTTTTGATGTCGTCAACACATTGGCCTGAACTGAGTTCCGGCTGTTCAGTGGCTGAAGCATCCAGTCCTAACGCGACCCATACGCATAAAACAACTCCGATAGCTACGGCCCATGAAAAAATAGAAATAACCCCATCAAATACAACCTTTAAAAAATTTCTCATATTTTCCCCATGTATAAATCTATCAATATCGCAACCAATACAACAATCACTGCAATGATTAATGGCCCTCGGTTAAAAAGCATCATCAATGTCCGCATCCGTCACCGTGCCTGCTCTAATCCCTTTTAATACGTCTTTCAGCAACGCCTTTAAGTTCAGCGTTTGCACTGACTCATAACTGAATTCCTGTGCCACTGGGTAAACAGGGAAGCGTCTACGCTGTACGCCGTCAGGTGTAAATTGGGAGATTCCGGTACCGTACATTTTCCGAGCAGTACCACCGCTATCTTCTACCCATGCGGTTTTTCCAGTATCAGCCGGATCGTCATTACCAGAATCTGAGAATAGACCAAACGGTGTCAGGTAATGGAACTCCTTGTCCGATCTACCAGTAAAAGGATTCCCGCTGGCTGAGCCTGCACCACCCGCCTTTTCTGCCTGTAAAACAGTACGATCCACTTCATCTATGCCGTAAGGGTTCCAGTTATCTAAAGGAGCCAGTGCTACTATCTCAAGCGGCAATGCGTAACTTCGACCATTAAACACGTCAGGGTTAGCGGTGGAGGCCGTGTAGAAATTCGGGTCGTTAAAGCCTCTATCCGCATTAGTTCGTCCACCCGCATCATTAATTTGATACTTATGCGTGCGGTTGTAATACGCTGCGTTTAGCGTTTCCCCGTCTCTGTCAAGGATTAACGAAGGCACAAAGGTTGGGCTATGCTCTTCAAGGAAAGCGCCTTCACCATCTAGGCCAGGCAAGGTTTCCATAATCCGGTCAAGCGCACCTTTTTGCAGGGTGAATCTTGCTTGACGGCTTGTAACAACACTATCTTTAGAGCCTCGCATATTGATCAATCGGCTGTCATCAACAAGCGCGAACTGGTTTGTTGAGTCCAGCGTCCCTTTAGCCGCTTTATCCGCATCAAACGGAAAGTTTTTTAGTACGTCATTTTCAACTAACGTGTCATGGACATGCCCTGATTCTGAGCAAACCCCTACGAAGTCGCTACCGTTCCATGTGATCGTGTAAGTGTGGGGGTGTCCGCCGTCAGAGCTGGTTAATGCAAGCGATGCAATTGTGCTATCAACCAAGTCTTGCGCCTGCTGGTCGGTCATCTGAGCATCTAGTTCATGCCCATGAGAGTCAGCAACGGCCACATTAATACGTGGAGCACTTAGGTTCCCTGCAACCACATCGCCCATATTGCCAATTTTCTTGACCATGATTTGAGTGTGGGCAATGCCATAAACCGCCTGCCCGTCGTCATCAATGCCAATCACCTCAACTGGAGCTACGGAACGGTTCTCGAATCTATCTTTTTGTCCAGAGGCTCGATTGAACGCCATCTCCCTGTACGCCGTTTCCATGTCCCCTGCTAGTTCTGCGTGACGTGGAGAGTCCCCCTCGTCTGGCACAGCTCCGCCGACAACCTGCCACCACACCTGACAGTATGACAGAGCCATCTCAACGTCAGCTTTGTTGGTGGTGTACTGCTCTTTCATGTACTTTGCTTGCGTGTCACCTACGAAGTCTAAGGTTGCGCCGGATACGCCTGTTGGCTTGGATAGTACGCTTGTGGGCACATCAGGCGCATGGACGTATTCTGTGCCATTTGTCGTTGCTGTGGCGTGAATGACTGACTTTCTTAACGTGTAATCTTGATGCCTCCACTGAATGTATCGACCACCAATAAATGTGACTATTTCAGACAGTCCAGGCATTGACCTAAAGTTCCAATGGTCGTGCGCGTTATTCGCAGAATAAGGATCGTGAAATGCCCGTACTTCAGGGTTAAACGCTTGATTGGCGCTATATTGGCGTAGTCCCATCATGCCGGAGGACATCGACCATGACATCTGTTCTTGAAGGTTCAAGGAGTCGAAACCTGCCTGTAAGCCAGCTACTTTATTTTTAGCCAAAGCAGACTTGCCTTCCGAGGTTACGTTGCCCTCGTAGGCTTGTTTTATCTCTACCCCTAATTGCGATATATCAACCACTGGTTACAATTTCTCCATTACTTGTTACGACAATTCCGCTACTGGTTACTGCGTTGCTAGGGATGTTCTGGCTCCCGCCTAGCTGAAAGCCCCGTCTGTTATTCGCACCCTCTTAATGCTCATCCCGTATCCGTAGCCTTTGCACAGCTCCATGAGGGTGGCTACATCATTATCTAAATCCCATGTGCCTGTACCATCCAGTATTTCATTAATGTAGATATTCACATCGCCTGATAGCAAGAATTCAACAGCTACTTTTATTGTGGTTCCGGCTGTAACCGTTAATGCGGATTCTGTTGAGTTGGTGCCGTCATAAGAAGCTAACTTGTGATTGGCTTTGTGGTATAGGAGTCCGGTAGTTGTTGATCCATTTAACGTAATTATCGAAACATCGGTCGCTGGTAAATCAGCAAAGTCGTGTTCCGGCGTTAGCTCGAAGTAGTGCGTTCTGGCTTCGGTGCCGTCGGTTAATCCCGCTAATGGGAATGAGTAGTTGTTGTCTGCCTCTCTTGTGGCAAGAGGCGTGAAGGATGTGGGTACAATAGACTCTTCTTTCATGGCTGAGTAAAAATAGAAGTATTCTGTCCCAGCAGGGGTGCTAGACGTGTCTCCTGTGGAGTTTGCACAAAGCGATATCTCCATAGCCTGACTTGTGACAGTTTCCGACGTGTAGTCGTAAGAAAGGCTTATGGCTACTTTTCCACCCCCTAGATCTTTATGTCTGGCAATAACGTTTTCATACACCGTTACCCACGCCATCGTATCAAAATCAAACGTCGATATGCTTTCGCCAACCTTACCCATCGAGTTAGGCAAGACCATGCCTATATATCTGTAGTTTCCTTTTTCAACAACAAAGGTTACGGAAAGCGGGGTGCTAGATGCGTAGTTGAGACTATTTCGTAAGCAAATCCAGCCAAACCCACCTGATCCTGCCGTCACTTTGTATCGCGAGATATCATTAACTGGTTCCAAATCAACCGTGCAGCCTGTTACTTTGCTCCAGTCGCCATAACTAGCGTCGATTGGCTTACGGACTAAATTTCCGCCTGCGCCCTCCATAAACACACCCGTCATATCTGCGTCAGGGATTGCGGTTTGTGTGCCTGTTCGGGTGACTACGCCACTACCGTCAACCGTTACGTCGTCATTGGCTGTTTGGAAGTATTTAAGGCCGTCAACACCAGCTCCGTGATAGTGAGGTGCTGATTCAATGCCTACTGAGACCTGCACAGGCGGGAGTTTGCTGGTTTTGTTTGTTAAGTTGTATAGACCTGTAGAGCCAACGGTTATAACGCCTGCTTGGCTGGGAGACACTACTTGATACTGAATCTTCCTGCCTGTCGATACATAAGGACTGGTCTGTTCAAACCAAAATTCTTTAGGAGCAGCTCCACCAACTAAACTAACGACCACCGAGACGTTAAATAAAGAAGAGTTATCACGGAAAACAACACGCAAATCCACGTCCACCGTAGACGACAAGAATGCCAGCACCGAACCTTTCTCGCCGATAGGGATTAAATCTTGATTGCCTAATATTCCTTGAATGTAGCCGTTTATCCCTGACGCGAAAGAAAAGGTTTTTGCGCCCGTGATTGCTGCGGAACTAAATTCAGCCCAATTACCATCATCAAGGTTTTCACTGTTTGTTATTAAATTCTTTTCAAGCCGTTGTCCAGGCCGCCTTTCTGCGCCTGCTTCGACTTGTGTGAGGACTTGAGTAGGTATTACTTCTGAGTCTACCCACCCGTTCGCATCAATGAAGGCTTTAATCGCATCACTAACAAAGACTTGGCCTGCTTCGTTTAGGTGTACGTCGTCAGTCCTCAATGATGAAGGTGTTACTCCATTATCATGATCAATGACATCTTGAGGTATTCCACTGTCGTACCCAGCATGGAGGATGCTGTGCATATTTATGAAATTGTCGGGATAGGTATTTCCTAAGTCAGTAATTAACTGATCAATAGCAGGTCTATTCACCCCGCCAATATATCTGTCTGGGTAATCCCCTAAAATAACGCCGACAATAATGAATTTATCATGGCCTATTAGAGCTACCATTTCAGCTATATCGGCCTTAACCGTAGCGGCATCAGTAACATTATTGTTACCAGCCCATATGATATGAGCGTGCTTACTTTGGGCGGTGTCGGCTATAAACCTAGTTTTTATTTGAGTAGATGTTTCTCCACCCACACCATTAGGCTCTATTCGCCCGTATTTTCTTGTTAAGGCAGTCGTCCAGTTGTTTTCACTGGTAGAGATTATCGGCGTTAAAGAGTCGCCCCAACACTCAATAACACGAGTTCTACGGCGCTGAAATGCCTCAGACGATAGAGACTCATCCCACTCATGTAACATGTTAGGTACTTGATACTCATCAGCATCCGTCAGCCTTTCAATTCTTCTTTGCCAATAAATACACTGGCCTGCTGGTGGTGCATCTATACGATCTATAAATAAATTGCCGGAACCGTTATTAGCGGATACAGCGGAAAAAATATACCACCCAGCGAAAGCTCCTTCTGTTAATTTTGTAACGAAGAATTTATCGGTGCTGCCCGAAACAACAGTGTCCGCATCAAAGTCATAGGTTATCGACACACTATCTACCGTGTGTACGCCTGTTACGCCTATCTTGAACTGTGAGCCGCTGACAATTGGTTTCACGTACTGCTTCGTTAGATACACTGAATTATCTGTAGGGATGGATATGTTTGTTTGGTAAGAATCCGCTGCACCCGCTGGAATAGTCCAAGCCTCCATCTTCCCATTCGGGGCAATATGAGAGCCTTCAATTGCGGAAGGTGTGGTTCCTCTAATCCCGTCAGGGGGGGAGTTCGGCCCGTCACTGGTGTTGATGTACTCGTCTGTATACCCTTGAAACCCATCAAACAAAGGAACTTCACGCACACCATCCATCGCTGGCCTTGTGTAGTCCAGCGTGTCGTCAGCCCTATCCAAGTTAAAGATTGAGACTATCGTGTTAACGACTACTTGAGCGTAGCTGGAAGTGAAGCCTCGCCCACCCAAGCCCGAAGTGCCTAACTTCACCCCCTGGGTGATTAAGGACCCTAGAAACTTCCCGCCGAGGGCCACTGGTTTACCCTCCGTGGATCAGAGTTAGTCGGGCATCTCCTGCCCCGGTAACGCTTAACCGCACCGCCGTCGCCGGAAAATCTAAGTTACCACTGTCTGAGGCGGTTAGCGCCGCTAAGTATGAATGGTCTAACCAGTTGCCGGTCGCGGGGTCATACCCCTCCGCCTGCACGTCATCCCCAGTCACTTGTGCGGTGTAGGTAGGCGCACCGGATAAAACGTCAACTATCAAGGACACCTCGAACTCCCCCCGCCGGTAGTCCAGTGGGATGGGGTTGCTTTCGCCAGCACCAGATTGAATTATGCGTTTAGGTCTCATCCCTCTTTACTCCCAAGCCGCGTTACCGAAACCTTCTTCATTATCGCCACGGAAGACCATCATATCTATGGTCAACACGTCCAAATCAGACAAACTGCTTGCCGACAAGTCAATCAGCCCTTTAGGGCTACCGTTCGTGCCTGTCTGGGCTGCGGTTACACCAACCGTCAGTTTCCCCGCGATGGTTGCAACAGCGGTATCGCCCACTTTAACCTCGCTAATCTGGCTTTTCATTATCAGGTGATATGGTGGCTCAAAAATGTCCACGGTGCCAATAGAGATAGTGCCTGCCGTATCCGCACTCACTTTCACCGATACGATGTATGACCAGCCCTTGTTGGAGGTAACAACCCCTGCGTTAGCTAAAGTCAGTTGTTCTTTTTGTGGCCGACCAGACCCATCAGCGCCTGAGATAGTCATGACGTTCGCTGAGTCGTTGCCTGAAGAGGTTACTTGAATCTTCCGACCCAGTAGTATCCCACCGTGCATCGTACCCACGCCTGCTGTTTTGTTAATAGTTGCGCCGGTTGCTGCGGTAACTGAAGCTGCGGCCATCAGGGTTGCCGCCCCTTTAACGGGCACGCCTACTGTGATGAACCGCAATACCGCGTTATCTAAAGGTGCTCCCGACCGGCCTGAATTATGCCCGAAGTGGGACAGGTTGCCTGCGAAGACCTCACCTGCTTTTGATACTGTGTGTCTGGATGATCTACCTTGTGCTGGATTACTCATATGCAATTCTCCTATGGAATCGGCGTATCGCCGCAGTTGAGTGTTGGTTATTTAGTTTTCGTGGGTTTTGAAGCCTCTTTCTGTTTAGGCTTTGAAGCCTCTTTCTGTTTAGGCTTTGAAGCCTCTTTCTGTTTAGGTTTTGAAGCCTCTTTCTGTTTAGGTTTTGAAGCCTCGATAATGGCTTTGAGTTTCGAGCGCATAAATGTCCCCTGAAAGTGTTGAGTCTGGTATTTACAGTCGTTTGCGAGTGTACTCCCCTTCCACGTAAAAAGAAACCCCCAAAACCCGTGAAGGTTTAGGGGGTTTCGCCCATCAACGTTGGGCTATCGGTGTTTAGCTGCCGCCACCTTGAGAACCAAAGGCTCCTCGGTAGTCAGTATGGCCAAACGTGTACCGCTCACGCGCTTTATACCGCATGTTGCCTGTCTCGAAGTCGCCTTCGATACCGCGTTTCAACGCGATACGTTTCTTGTGTTTCAGACCGTCAGGACAATCTGTTCGCACAAACCACGCATCTGGGTCAGTGAAACGGTGATTAACTGCCACACCGCCACCCAAGTACCCTTCAGTCTTCAACGCGTTGTTGTCATTATCCGACGTTCCTACCCGACCCGTAGACTTCAAAATACGTGAAGCCTCAAAGGTATTCGATGGATGGACAAGCAGCTTACGCGCCTGGTGCATCGTCGGGATACCTCGATCATCGGTGAACAGGGAAATACGGATCATGGCATCTTCCAACGCCGTTTCCGATAAATCCGCTGGTGTTGGTAACATATTAGACAATACGCCGCCGTTCCACAAAGGATGTGCGGTAGAAAATAAAGGCACACCGTCGCCGCCTGGGTGGGCCGCATCGAAACCGTTATTATATATAGAGGCCCCCTTCACTTCCTTAGTGTGCTGCATAGACCGAGCCAATGCTCGACTATACTTGGCACCCAATTGGCCGTAAAGATTGTCTTCTTCCGCTTCTTGTGTCAACGCGAAAGCCAATGCGATTGTCTCATTGCGGTATCTGGAAACCCAAGATTCTCCGCCTTCGTCTTTCGCTACTGGACCGCCTTCGGGTTTAACTTGAGCTGGACCCAAGCCGACCACCAGCACGTCTTCCTCGTATGCTTTGTTACTGTTTTCCACGTCGAAACACGCTCGCCATTCTTCTGGATAGCGTTTGTACTCCAACCCAAATATCGTATTCAGCCCGTCTTGCAACTGTTTAGGGAATAAAGCCCTATTCATAGTACCCATAATATTCTCCCGTTATGCGATAGTGCCGCCACGTAGTTCATGTTTCGCCGCTAGTGCGAGAACCTGAGCATTCGTGCCGTAACTGTTGCCTGGTATCGGTGCAAGACCCACAATTTTATATGCAGCTCCTGACCCTAAAGTTGCTGAATCAATCTCCGCTCCACTGCGGCCCGTCAAGTCATTGCCGGTGCCTGCGGTGAGATTTGCGAGATCGCCAACATTTGCTGGTTGGAAATCCCCACTAACCTGAACCAACAATTCTTGTGCTGGGTCTTCTGCGGAAATATTCGCCACTGGTTCGGTGCCTACTCTAGCTTGGTTTGCGCCTGGCCATACGTTTGCGAATACCACTGATCCATCGACAGCCGTGTAGCTGCATCCTTGGAAAATACCACGGATAGCGTCGCTCGCACCCGCCTTTATAATGTTCCGGCCCGTTCCAGAACTTTTAACAGGGTCTCCTACGTGGAGCTTTACTGCATAAGCTGGGTCGATTGTCATCTCAGACAACCGGCTACACCCACCTCCTACGTGCTTGTCCACAGAGAACCCATTCGGGTTATCAAGATTTGCCATTTAACTTCTCCGATTAACGTTTTTATTCGGAGATATTAACCTCTGTCTGGTAGGACTGTTGGTTTTCTACCTCCACCTGTTACCACTGAGGTCTTGGACATGCGCTGGATGGCTAGTCCGCCTTCTGCTTGGGTGCCATCGAGTTCCGCTTGAACCGCAGTTTCGATTTCCCCTTGCTTCTGCTCGTAGAACGCTGTTCTTTGAGCATTAACTTCTTCAGGCATTTCCATCAAGCACATTCCTTGTACCGTTATGGTCCCAGAACGTCCGTCTTTGCCAGCCAAAGATGTGAATCCTTGGGGGACGGTATTCGGATCGCGGGGACTCCACCCTTCCCTTTGTCGCGTAGATATGTTGCTTTGGGCTTCAGTGTCAAACCCAACCCATACCCAGCGATCCACGTAGCCCGGCCTTGGAGGGGGGGCATCCAACAGGTTAGGCTGCACCCATCTTACGGGTCGTCCAACCTCGGCGTGTACCGGAGAAGAATGTTGTACGCTGTCTACGGCAGGGTGTATCGGCCCGTCTTGGGCGGCTACCTCCGGCGCGCATGTCGCGTTAGCTTTATCAACAGGAGTCGTAGCTGCCACGCTTTGTGTCGGCTCCTGGGCATTTCCTTGTGTCTTCATCATAGCATCAAATTCATTAGGTTGCATAGTGTGGTCCTCAAGCTCGTTGTGTTTCGCTGCGTAAGCGTTCGTGTTTGTTCTTCAGAAACGACGTTCGGTGTTCTGGATTTCGGGGGTCTAATCCGAATTTCAGCATCACTTCCCGGTCCTCCTCCATCAACGTGGTTTTCTGGCGTTTCTTGGTTTTTCGGGATACTCGCCCTCTGTCCGCAGACAACACCGGTTTGGTGGCGGCTTTCTTGGCTTTCTTCTCCTTCACAGGTGCGCTTTTCGCCGTTTTAAGTTTCATCAATCCAGGGTACCTCCGGTCCATTCTACTCGCCAGTTCCACGTAATACTCATCCGTGCTGGGGTGAAAACCCTCAGCCATCAACGCCCTGTCTATGGTTTGCAGGGTTTGTGTTTGCGGACCATGCGTGGGCGATCCAACCCAGGTGTTTATCGCAAGATACTCATTAGCTTTAGGATACCGGCTGACCACATGCCCACCAGGGGCTGGCGCTTTCTGTGGGGTTGGAGCGGAAGGTGCGTCCGGTTTATACTGCTCCAGTTGTGCTTTTCGAGCGGTTGCAGAGGTCACTTTGACGTGGACTTCCGCTTGGGTTTTAGCATCTCCTTCCTCTATAGCGGCTACCAAGTCTTTTTGGAGGCTGTCGATTTCTGACGTAACTTGAGTTAACTCGGTAGACACTCGGTCGTTCATCAGGGTTTGGTTAGTCTGGGTAGCCTCCCTTAACTGGTTTTCCAAATCAGCAATAGTCTGCTGTGCAATCTGCTGGGCGGTATCGTCCGCCATCTCAAGTTCTTCTTCAGGTTCCTCCTCCCCTTCCTCTGGGTCAGGTTCCTCCTCCCCTTCCTCTGGGTCAGGTTCCTCCTCCCCCAGTTCAAACTCCTCCGCGCCCAAGTCATCGCTGCCCCCGTCCACAGGGAGTCCTACTTCGTCTGCCATTTCTTCGGCGGGGTGTAAGTCCTCAAATTCTTCTTGTGATTCCAGGTCGCCATCACCTAAGTCTTCCAAATTCCCAAAACCCTCGTCTCTTTCTGGTGTGTCAATACTCATCTCATCCTCTCCTTAAACCATCACGTAGCAGGCGGTTGGGTTTTCCACCACCAAAATAACAGAGTCATCGGTGCATACGTTCATTCGCACCCCTTTGTAGTTGATCCGTTGCCCCGATAATCGGCTGACCACAACCCAATCCCCTACTTTGGGGATGTTGTCTGCATCCACTTCGCGATCCTCACACCGTATCCGGTCTACGGTAAAAGCCATCGGCCCCATCTTGATTATCTTAGCCACGTAATTGTTATGCTCCATCGCATTTACTGTGGTGTCCGACAAGATTATCCCGCTTCGCGTTTCTTTTGGTGCCTGTAGAGGCATCAGCAACAGGTTCCACGTCTGCACCTTCACAGGGCATTCCGCACCCCCTATCTGCTTTTCGGCGGCTTCTGTCGCCTTGATCATGTCCGGCCCTCGTTCGGCCAGCATGTCTTGCACGGGGTTAGTTTCCGAAAAATCAGTTGTCGCTGTATGCGCTTCCCACTGTATGTCAGTCATTGCTTCTCCTCTTTATTTAAGTTAAATCGTCGTCTATTTCTTCGCCATCGCGCATTCGGTCTCTCAGTTTATCCAGCTCTCGGATAGCATCCTCCACACCAAGGACGCGTCCTTGTTTTTTGGCGATTGGACCCACCCCCGATAAATCTGTTTCGGAGACCATCTTACGCTCGTTAGCCCTCAAGACCTTCTCAAGTTGGTGCCTTAGGGTGTCTAATACCTCAATCATGATAACTGTCTCTGCGTGGCAATCTGCCTCGCTTCTTTCGCTTGCCCTTGTCCTTGCCCACCCATCATCAGTCGGGCAGTCATACGGAGTAACTGGCTGAACGTTTTACCTGTCTGCTCCGCAGCTTCCGCAAATTTCCGAGGAGGCATGACCCGCGAGGGGACTCCTCTTCTCCGAAGGAAAGCTCTCGCCCGTCGGACTTCTACGTTGTTAATGGCCATCGGCCCCCCGTTTACGTGCTCTCTGTTTTTGTCGAAACTGAGTTCGGCGCTTCGCCTCTGCCTTCGAGGACTCTCCTCGATAAGGGGCTTTTTTACCCTTGCCCGACTCAGACGTTTCCCCGCGAGGCAAATTAGCTCGCACGGTGGTTACTCCTCGTCAGGTGCACTAAAGCCCCTGGACTGGCTAAGTGATTTCGGTTACACACCCAGTACATGTTTTTCCCCAAGTAAAGGGCGTTACCTGTCAGTTCTTGGGTGAAGCCCACTTGCGTTATGTCTTTCGCCGGAAAACCGTGGCCTATTAACCATTTTCGGATTATATCCGCGCGAACCATCAGCCCTCCCTCTTCTTTCAGCGTAGTGCTGAACACCCACAACTTGAGGCGTTTATCCAAGCACAAGTCGTGAAGCCACGGGATGGTATCCGGCTTAGGGGGCGTTCCCTCGTCGTATTTATCTTCAAGGTGATACGCATCGGGGTGCATTACGTCATCAATCATTACAACAACATCCTGCAACTTCCGGTCTTTATCTTTCAGTGTCGGGGCTATCTTATCCATTTGTCTCCTTTCTAGTGGGCTTTAGCTTAGCCTGTACGGACTCCCTAATCCGCTGTTTCAGGTCCAAAGCTTCTTGGTCTTTTTTGTGAGCGATGTCCACCGCGTTTTCCTCGGCTTTCTTTGATAGTTCGTGGTCGTGCATCTCCCCATCACGTCTCAACTTATTCTGGTGCTCCAGTTCTTTACGTTTCTCGCTCGACTCGAACTTAGCTTGCTCTCTCCCATCAGCGGTCATAGCTTCTGCGTCCTTCCGCTCCTGCTCGGCTCGCATCTCCAGTTGCTCCGTTTCAGCTTCGACCTGCTCAGGGGTCTTAGGTGGCTCCATAGCCCTTTGTGCGCCTTGCTGCGACACCACCTGTGCGGCCATCGCCGTTATCTGGCGCTCCATCATCGGATCCAGAGGAGCACTTCCACTCTCTGACTCATCCGCGTAAATGTCTACCGGAGGCAAACCTCCTATCGCCTCGGACACCTGTTGCCTGTACATCAAGGCCAAGTGCTCCAGCTTATGGGCATCAAATATGACTTTCAACACCTGTTGGGTTTCTAACGGCACTTGTTGTACCTGCGGACTCATCAGAAAAGCATCCAAAACGGCGATGTGGCTCGCGTGGTCCTGCCACTCATAAACCTTGGTAGGCTTACCCATCATCATCATCACATTTTCAGTTACTTGGTCCCTCGGCTCTGCTGAATCCGTGTCTATCAAAATACCTTCAATCTCAGGCATTCGTAGGGCTTCCAGCACCCGCCGATGCACTTCTTTTGTATCGTATAAATGTGGGGCCTGTTTCTCTAATTCCAAGGCCGCATTAGCTTGAGCTACCCGTTGCTGGGCTGAGATTATGTTTGGATCTGATACGGGGAAAATCCCCACCTTCCCGTTGAAATCCGCCGCATACACCTGCGCGTCTTCGTCGTCTTCCCTATACGGGTACCCATCCTCAGGGATGTGCTCTCCGTTTAGTCGAAACAAAATACTATATTCTCGGCGCTTGGCCTGGTGGACCCGCTTATGTATGCCAGAGTAAACCTTCGACCCCTGTTCGATTAAAGCCACCATGGTGCCGACCGGACCCGTAGGAGCGGCCTGCCCTGTCATCGCTTCAGTGATAGAAGCGAACTCCTTCCCTGACTGGACTAAAAGCTCCAATGTCTGGAACAAGGCAACGGAAGGGTCTTTAAAATTTGGCGTGAAAAACGCCTTAGACAATTCTTCGGCGGTGGCATCTGTTGCTTCGTAGACCCCCGGTTTAATGGAAACCGACACGCCGTCAGGGAACGCATCTCTGGACGCAAAGCCCCCTTGTGCTGAGGCGAAATACCCCGCGTTAATTAGGTATCGCATAGACTCGGTTGCTGCTACGCCGATATTGCCCAGCATGTGGAGATACCCCAATCCGTAAAACCCAAACCCCGGAACCAGTTTAAAGTGGACGTAGGACTCTTCTCGTTGGTAGGTCTCATCCCCCTCAGACCAATCTCGGTAAATCCCCAACACCTGCTCTGTCTCTCCTTCGAGGTACACGAGGTAGGGTAAATCCTGTTCGTCGCCTTCCAGCTTTAGGTACGCGTGCGCTTTATAGACGGTGAACTCCAAGTCCTCCTCAGGTACCGACTCCTCCGCACCTTCCATTCCGGAAATCTCGTCATCCACTTCGCTCGACTCTGCGTTCGCCGGTTGCCCCAATTCCACCTGCCGGTAAACACCCGCTTCCATCTGCTGCCTCATGGTCAAGGCATCCTGGTGTTTCAGGCGTTCAGCAAATCGGGGTGTCGTGGCCAAGTCTGTAGCTTTGTAAGGAACTATGAAATCCACCGCTCTCACAAACCGCGAGGTATTAACCCCCTTAACCTCGTCTCGATGCACGCACTTGAAAGCAGAACCCTCAAACCCAAGCCACCAGGTCATCTGGTCATCTTCGGAGTACCAATCCCTGTTTTCTTCAGTGACTTGGTAGTTCATGTAGTCCGCTACACGGGTAGCCTGTTTGCGTTTTTCCTCGGTCTTGGCTCCCACTACCAGCGCCTTCACTGGCCCCTTCGGAGGGTATATCTCGTCCATGGTTCGAGCGTTAAACTGCACCATTGCTTGCGATACCAGTGGGTACGTCGCGGTGCAGGCGTTCTCAAAATCTTCAACCGGAGCATCGGGGGTTAACCCCAAATTAGCGATACCGTCTGCGATAACCCCGCTCCACTGTTTACGGGACTCTATGTCATATTCAATGGATTCCAGTAAGTCAGAGGCAAGGGAGGTTAGCTCCTCTTCAAGCATCGTCTCTGCAAGGTTCTCGTAGAACTCCACGGGGGCTTCGGCTTCAAGCTGTTCTTCAGCGATGGCCTCCTCCAGTGCTTCCTCTTCGTGCCCCTGGTAGAGAAAGAGAGCGCCGTCGGCAGTCGCTTCAACGCTGTCTAAGTCTTCTGGGTCTTCCGCCAGCAATCCATCTCTATCCATCATAGCGTCAGCCTCGCGGGGCGGTTGGTGTTTGTTAATACGGTATACATAAGTTTATCACCTCTTAGGGATAAAAGCACTAAAGGTCTTCAGCGACTCTGGCGAGCCATCTCCCTCCGGGTTGTCGCCCTCGAACGAGACGGTCCGTCCTCGTCGTCCGGCTCTGCTCGGTCCTCGCCGTCTGACCACGTTTGTAGGTAGTATCGCATTCTAGCGTAAATTAATGCCATCGTCACGGTATCGGCGTAGTCGTCGGTCTTCCCAAACGGAAACGCCGTACACTCATCGATTACCTCATCAGCCCATTTACGAGGCATGTACCACACCAACCCTTGCTCCAACGGTATCGAGGCCAAATGCGCCCTCGGTATCTTACCCTTGGAACCTCGACCCTGGAGCAGTTTTGCCGGAGGCAGCCAAGGTTTTACCGGCAAACCGGTTCGGCGTAGCTCTTGGATCAGTGACGCTCCAGACGCTCGTTTCTCAATCAGGATTATGTCTGGCTGGTAATGACGGGCGTGGCTTCGCACCTCTTCCTTCAGGTCAGGCAGAGACAGCCGGTCCTTGTACGCCTCAATCAGTATCAGGCTGTATTGGGGCACGCCAGCCGGTTTGAAAATCCCCCAAGTCGTTCGTGCCGAAAAATCCCCCGTCTCCGTCTCCTCAAACGCCGTATCATAGCAAGCGATGACCTTAACGCACTCAGGAGGGGACGACTCCGGCCACTTTCGCCAATCTTTACGTTTCAAGATAGTGCCTTCCTCTACTGAGGGGCTTTGCTGGTACAGGGCGTTCCACGCCCTCGCAGACATCTCGTTTTTCTGTTTAGCCAACTCTGTCAGGGGCCATCGCCGAGGCGCGTAGGAGTCTCCCGCTTCGTACTCAATCCGAGTAATTTTTTCTGGGGGGCGATCCTCTTTCCGCGCCCGAGAGTCTTCCTGCTCCTGGTTTACGGCTTGCGCTTGCGCGGTAAACTGGTTAAGTATCAAGCTGGTGCGGTCATCCAACTCCGCCGGTATGGATACCACGGTCCACCCCTCATTGTCCTCCTCAGCCACCCCGCCAATCTTTTTAGCCGCCACTTTCTTCCGCACCTGTTCCAGGTGTTTCTTGCCTTGACGAGACAGCCCTTCTCCTCTGTCGTTTTTTTCAGCTTCTAGCAGTCGCCCACTCAGGTCGTCCATCGCCCATCGGGTATTGATTATCATTACGCGGGAGGCACCGGGTTGCCTTCGTGAGTAAAAGCCCTGACCCCACCACTCGTAAAGTCCATCTTTAACCAGTGTCGAATCTGCATCCTGCTCAGACAACGGGTCGTCTATCGCGCCAAGGTTCCAACCTCGCCCCGCAATACCGGTACCCGCGCCACCCGCGAAAAATGACCCGTCTTGTTGGCGCTCTTCTCCTGTGTTGTACGCCGCCCACGATCCTTTACCGCGAGAACTCTCCCGGATCCGTATCTCAGGGAATATCTCAGCGTACTCGTCCGACTCCACAATATCCCGAACCACACCTCCTATCATCTGAGCTAACGTCGCCGCGTAGGAAATGCCCATCAACTTCTGGTTGCCTCCTGTCACCCCCATAAACCACGCCTGGTATAGCGAACTCAGTAGGGTTTTCCCCGTTCGAGGGGGGAGGAATATCATTAGCTTAGAAATCCGGCCAAAAGCCAGTTTTTCCATGTAGTGGATTATCAGGAGGGTGGACTCTTCGATAACCATCCAAGGGCAGATGGCCAGGCAAAATCGCAAGAACGACTGACGGGCCAACCGAGCCATCATCTTACGACGAAGCTGCTCCTGTGGCCCAGTGTACTCTACGGGTGTCGTCCCTGTCGGTCGAGTCACCCGGTTGCGTGCTCCTCTAAGATTTTACCGATGCGTGCGTACAGGGATTTGAATTCCCCCGTTTTAGCGTGGTGGCTCGTTATGGGGGAGCTTACGCCGGACAGGTCGCCCTGTATCTCACCCATGGGCGTACCGGCTTGCAGTAGCCGCGAGACTAAAATAGTGAACACGTTCATATGTTCCGCGAATATCGGGTTCTTACAATTAACAAAAACCTCAACGGGCTTCTGGTCTTCCGAGTAAACAATGGTGATGTACATCGTCACCTCTTCTCCGTCCGCGTCCAGCTTCAGTTTAATGGTGCTGCTGTTTAACCTGTGTGGTCTATCCATATTACTCTCCTTTTTTTTATTCTTTGTCTTTCGCCGCCTGCCGTCGAGCCATCTCACGGTTAGCCGCTTCAATGGGGTCTTCTGCCGCTTCAGCCGCCCCTTGCTGCTGTTTTAACATGTTGATGAAGGCTGAGGCCAAAGCTTTGTCTTCGATATCAAGCAGGTCCTCCTTAGAGGACTCGTCTTTCGAGGTGAACTCACGGGCCTTAAACCCAGGGGTCATCTTCAAGTTCAACTGCTTCAAAGCCTCAAACCGCGCTTCAGGCTTGAACTTCTGCTCCTCCATCACGCCTAACACGGGGTCTACCGTCACCAACCGACCGGTTGCCGCAACCTCAGCCAACCCCGCCATCGGGTGGAAGTTTGGAAACTTCTCAGCAATATGTTCGATCACTTCATCCAACGAACTATTAACATCCACAGGCTTAGACATCGTATCGTTTTACCTCGTCAGTCTGGGCGACAGGCAGCGGCGTGTGCTCGCCTTGGTGGGTTCTGTATGCCTCCAACTCCACCTGAGCCGCCGCGCCATGCAGGTGAAGGTGCTGCTGCGGTGGAGCAGGACCGTTTCCAGGCAACCCTCTCAGGCACCGCGACACCCTCTCCGTAATTCGGCTCATCTGTTCTAGCTGTTTTATCGCTTCACCCCGCGACCGCAGCGTGTCCTGCCGCGATAGCCACTGCATCGCCTCCATCGTGTGCGACCAGAGACCAATGGCGTGGGCCATGCTCAAGGCTTCCCCTATGCTGGCCGGTCGCTGGGCGTGCAGGTAGGCCACGGCTTCGTTCAACGTGTCCGTGCTGAGATTATCACCCATGGCTCTAGCCAGCTTGATGATGACCGACATGCTGGTCTCAAGGTCTGTAGTGCCCCCCGTCGCATAGGAGAGGGCGACAACACCTGCCTCCGACGAGTCCACCAAACTGAGTTGGGGAGCACCCGCGTCCATGCTGACGGTGAACTTAGGGGTTTCACCCACCGGTTCTTGTAGTTGAAGTGATTTCATGGCTTAGAGTGTACCACGTAAAAAGTCGCTGAATGCTAAAAGGAGGTAAAGCACCCAGCGACTTAAGTGACTGGGGCAAGTCTCCCAACAGGCCCAATCACGCATCAGTGTCGCCCACCTTCTTCGGGGTGTCAAGTGGCGTGTCCGAGTCTAGGTCTTTCATCGCCCGGAGATACCCTGCCACGGTTTCTGCGTTTACCTCACGCTGTTTGCGCTCTTGTTCGGATGTTTTCTGGTTGGGTTTCCTTGTGCCAGAAACCTTCTTAGCTTTCAAGGTTTTCTGCAAATGGGTCACGTCGAGAATCAGTGACTCCGCTATCGACAGCGTGTTCGAGAATTGCGTCCCTTTCGGAGGGTGCATCACGTTCATCGCGAGGACCAGTTGGCCGTTATCCCGTCGCACCAAGTATCCGAGTGATTCGCGTACTCTGGCTTTCGTGTCCCGCACCAGTTGGGCCGAATCTTCCACCCATCCAGGTACCGTGTGGTGTCCGACCACCCACGTCACCTCGACAATAGGGTGGTCGGACATAGTTGTTTGCGTTTTTGAATCCATATTAATCTCCTTTAGCAGTAATCCCCCCTCCCTGAGGTTCTCACCAAGATAATAGCTTATCTGTCTGACGGTTGTATGTCAAGCATTTTGAGATTTTTTCCGGAGATTTTTTTAACTGATTTCGTTTTAACTTCTTCAGGGTTTCAGGGTCGCGGGGGTTTGTGGGTTTGTTGGTTTATCGTTTGCCACATTTTCAGGGTTTCAGGGGTGTATGCCTACTACACATACATGAGTTTCAAAAATGGTCCGAACTGTGGAAGGTTCCTATATATACAG